TGGCGTAGTTGCTGCAACTGCACCAATTACATATAACTCCGGAACTCAGACAGTAGCCATTATTGCTGGTTCTACATCCGCATCGGGTGCATTGCAACTTACCGACTCAACGTCATCAACATCAACAACAACGGCAGCAACGCCTAACTCAGTCAAGACTGCCTACGATACAGGCGCAGCAAAGTTTCAATTCTTGCCATTTAGATCAGGTTCTTATTATCTCAATTCAAATACAGTCGATGCAGTAGCTCCAACAGTAAATACGACTTACTACATGCCAATGTATTTTCCTAACGCAGTCACGTTAGACAGATTACAGATTTTGACAAGAAACGTATTTTCGGGAACGGCAACATTTAGACTTGGAATTTACAATGATAATGGTGGAGTTCCAAACACAGTTTTACTTGACGCTGGCACAGTATCGGCAACAGCGGCATCGACGGCTTATTCGATAACAATCTCTCAGGCAGTTACGGCTGGTTGGTATTGGTTGGCAATCAATAGGCAAACTTCAGCAACAAACAACTCAATCTATGGAACAAGCAACTCCATCACTTTGCCAAATGCACTTTATCCGAGAGTGGCTAGCACTGGAAACGCAACACCAGCATATTCACAATCGGTCACTACAACAAGCGGTTTCGCAACTGCTGCATCACTATCTGAATCAGAAGTTCAAATTCGTATAGCAACAAGGGTGGCATAATGAGAGAAGTGATTTTTGGACTGGGTGGTTATGACGAGTCAAAGCCAGATAACAACATTGTTGAAATAATCGACCATCCAGAGGAGACAAAATGAACATGAAGAATCCAATCATCCTAAGCATTGGCGCATTCCTAGCAGTCTGGGGTACAACTTCTAACTTTGCTCTAGACTATCGTGCCATTCTTGGATCAGTCGTAGCAGGCGTATTTGGATACGCGACACCTAAACGATGACACAATCTGATTTCTTTACTTTATACATTTCCACTTTGGCCATTATCGGTGGACTATCGGGTTATGTAATTACACATTTGCTCGGTGAAATTAAGCGACTCAACCAGCGCGTCGATGAGATTTACAACATACTTCTAGAGCGATAATAAATCCATGGCAAAGACTCGTAAGAAGGTCATAGACCTCGACACGTATTCGAAGTTAGATGCTTACAGCATTGCCATGCATGAGTTCTACAAAAGCCTACGCAGGGCTGGCTTTGCTGTTGATTTATCTCTAGCAATCATTTCAGATCGTGCAACTTATCCTGACTGGCTACTTCCTGCGCTGCCTAACAAAATCGACTCTATCCCGTTTGAAGATGATGAGGATGAATGATTCAACGCACTGTAGTCGTATCAGATTTACAGGTTCCTTATCACGATGAAGTCGCAGTCAAAAACCTTGGGGCGTTTATCCGCGCTTGGAAGCCTCACAAGGTCGTCACGATTGGCGACGAAATCGATTTACCACAAATCAGTAGATGGACAGAAGGAACACCAGGTTGGTACGAGCAGACTCTTGGAGAAGATCGCGACCTTGCTGTTCAGACACTATACGATTTACAAGTAACAGACATGATTCGGTCTAACCATACAGACCGTTTATACAACGTAATTATGAAAAAGATTCCAGCATTCTTGTCATTACCTGAAATGAAGTTTGAACGATTCATGCAGCTAGATGACCTTGGCATTACCTTCCACAAGAAGCCTATGGCCATTGCGCCTAATTGGATTGCTATCCATGGGGACGAACAGGGCATGAATCCTAATGCAGGACTAACAGCCCTTGGGGCGGCTCGTAGGCACGGTAAGAGCGTTATATGCGGACATACCCATAGGGCAGGGCGTAGTGCCTTCACAGAGGCTTCTGGAGGCGTTTTAGGGCGTGTTCTCCATGGTGTTGAGGTAGGCAATCTAATGAACTTTAAGTCTGCCGGATACACCAAAGGAACGGCTAACTGGCAACAAGCCTTTGCAATCATGGAAACAGATGGTAAGCGCGTAAACGTACAGCTAATCTATATAGAAAAAGACGGCACGTTCATAGTCAATGGAAAAGGCTATGGAAAACCTCGTTAAAGACATCGTACCCCTGAGGACTGACATCGATGATTCTATGGATCGCGGAGAATTGTTATCGTTTCGTTACCTTAGGTAATTGATTCTCTCGGTTATATGTGAGACCGTAAAGGTGTGAAGGTCGAACGAACCTACACAGACTAGGGCTAACAAATGGATTGGATACAATTTATAGCAGTTCTTGCATTGTTTGCAGCTGCTAATTTCGCATGGTATTGGCAAGGTTTCAAGGATGGTAAGCGCGAAGGTTATACTCGCGGACGTAATGTCTCACGATCAGCGTTCTGGCAAGAATGAAAGCCAATGAAATCCTCGACGAAGCAAAAGGACTCATCCTCGACAGAGGTGCAGACTACGGCACACCAGCTATCAATCACCTTCGCATTGCAAGACTCTGGTCAAGTTATCTCGATGTTCAAGTCGAGCCAAACCAAGTCGCAATCTGCATGGCACTCGTCAAAATCGCACGGATCCAAGAAAGTCCTCACCACGAGGACTCTTACAAGGACTGCGCAGCATACATTGCAATCGCTGGACAAATTGCATCAACTGATTGGGATGACCTTGACAGTTACTAAAACAAAGTCCGGCATCTGGTGTGATTACTGCAAAGCACATTATGGAACAGAGTTTGAAAAGGGAAGAAGGCAAGCAGTTTGGACTGTTGTCAGTGTTCACCCTAAGTCAAAGAATGAAAAGCGGCACTATTGTTTCGACTGCGCGGTCGAAGTATCCTTATGGCCAGACGGCACACATTGGCCTCTTACTGAGCAGGTTGATGCAATGATGAAACAAGAGGAGTTATCAAATGGCATTTAACTTAGAAGATTATGAACCAGTCGAAGAAAGGTTATCTAAATGGTGGAAAGAAAATGAAGACGGTCGTGTCGCGACTGAACTCATATCGTTTTCAAATGGTCAATACATTGTTCAAGCGTATCTTTATCGGACTTATCTGGATAGCGTTGCGTACGCCACAGGTCTCGCTGAGGAGAAGATTACTGATCGAGGTGTCAATTCAACTAGCGCATTGGAGAACTGCGAAACTTCAGCAATCGGCAGAGCGCTTGCGAACGCAAATTATGCAGCTAAAGGCAAACGTCCATCTCGAGAAGAAATGACAAAAGTCGCGTTTAGTGCTGGCCCAATCACAGTAGTTCCAGAAGTAGATGCAGCTTCTCTGGCATCAACCTGGGAAATCTACGGTGATAAGAAAGCAACTGAGCCATCGCCTGCCAAGAAGGCTATGGAATTGCTGAAGGAAGAACTTGGGGCTAAGCCAGTGCCAGTCGCTCCTAAATGCCAACATGGTGGAATGATTCGTAAGACTGGTACAAATGCAAAAGGCTCGTATTCTGGTTGGGTCTGCGCAGCTGATGCCGCGCCAAGGTCTGAGCAATGTCCAGCACAGTGGGATAAGAAGTAGCCAAATGGGTTATATCGAAGTCTTTCGCGACGGTGAGGACATGCCACCAGTTGTATTAGGTGAGCATTACTTGAAAGATGTAGTTCATGATCCATATGCTAAACAACAGCAATGGATTACTTGTCAAATGTGCAACCTGCCAGTATTAGTCACTGACATTCGCATTGACGTTGATTTGGACAATCCGATTTACACGATATGGCAATGTGTCAAGTGTCATACGGTCAATGGCTAGTCAATCAAGAAAGCACCGCGGATACCGAACACAAAGGGTAGTCGCACAGTATCTGACTCAGTGGTGGGAACACGCTGAATCGGCTGGGGCTGGTAGGCAGGGCAAGGACATTACTGGGGTTCCGTTCGACCTTGAAGTAAAGGCTCGCTCTGCCTTCCAACCTAAAGCGTGGCTCGATCAGGTCAAGCAACGTTCGGTTGTTGGGGAATTACCGATTGTTGTTATGCGATTCAACGGGCAAGGGGAAGATGCTTCGCAATACGGAGCAATGCTTCGATTCGATGACCTGGTCGTGCTATTGCTTCAAGCAGGTTATTCAAAAGCATCACTACAAATAAACCGTTGTACAAAATGCGGTGCATGGATGACTGCAATATGTAGCACATGTAGAATAGAGGAAGAAAGAAATGCCAGTTTATGAATACAAATGTATGTCGTGCAATAAAACTAAGGAAGTTACACGATCCGTCAACGATTTAGGCGACACAGTTTATTGCAAATGTAAATCAATCATGATTCGCCTATACCAACCAACAGCTGCAATCTTCAAGGGCAAAGGATGGGGTAAAGACAAATGACAAGAAACTCCCAAGATTCACGCTCTAACTTGACACGCACGCTACGCTATAACTCGCTAGCGAGCGGCTTCAGCCGACTGCTCGCGACCGCTAGTTTAGCTGTTGGGGCAGCTCTATGCTTGCCAGCATCAGCAGCTGCACCAAATCTAAAAATGACACCAAAAGAATATGCACATGCACAACTAACTAAAGACCATTACAAATGTATATCTACATTATATGGAAAAGAATCTGCATGGAAATCATCTGCATCTAATGGATCACATCATGGAATACCACAAGGTAGAAGTAAGTGGTTGGCTACAGCTACACCATTGCAACAGATTGATTGGGGTTTACGCTATATTGGCCATCGTTATGGAAAGGTAGATGGGCAACCAGATACATGTGCTGCTCTTAGACATTGGAAGAGATACGGATGGCACTAAAAGGTGATGCACGACTTACACAGAAATATAAACGACAACGCTTAAAGGTGTTGCATCGTGATGGATACATCTGTTACTACTGTGGTTCAGACGCTGACCAAGTAGATCATGTGATACCTGTATCTAAACAAGGTGATGCTATTGACATGGATAATATGGTTGCTTCATGCAAGCGTTGCAACGTTGCGAAGGGTAACCGCTCACAGGGCGTTTTTTTGCAGAGGACTGCTACCCCCCCTGTCTTTCCTGACCTTATCTCCCCGAGCACCACAAGTTTGGTCCAGCCTGGACCTGCACAGGGGCAACCTGAGCAGCATTGGACCTAATGGCTACCAAAACCAGCCAGTCCAAACGAGGGGCATCTAAACCACGGCTATCTTCACCTGCACTCAAAGGCAAATCTCGAATCGATGAGGTTTCGGATTTAGCAAAGTCCATCAACATGCCGTTATTGCCTTGGCAAGAATATGTGTTAAAAGACATGCTTACCGTTGATAAGAATGATGAGTTTATTCGCAAGACAAGCCTGGTCATAACGCCACGTCAGAATGGAAAGACGCACCTGGGACGTATGCGCATCCTCTCAGGACTCATTCTATTCAAAGAGAAGAACCATCTGATCATGTCTTCTAACCGAGGCATGGCATTGCACTCGTTTCGAGAAGTCGCTTATGCAATCGAAGCCAATGAACATCTGAGCAAACTTGTAAAGTCCATCCGCTACGCAAACGGCACAGAATCAATCGAGATGATGCCTAATGCCGGTGGCGGTCGCCTTGATGTCGTTGCAGCTACTAGAGATTCTTCTCGTGGTCGTACTGCCGACTTCTTATACATCGATGAATTACGAGAAATTGACGAGCAAGGGTTTGCTGCTGCAACCCCTACGACACGCGCACGACCTAATTCGCAGACACTCTTGACATCTAATGCCGGGGATGCTTTCTCGACCGTGCTGAACTCCATGCGTGAGCGCGCTCTGAGCAATCCACCGAAATCATTTGGATTCTATGAATGGTCTGCTCCGCAATTCGCTAAAGTGCTAACAGATCGCAAGACTTGGTATATAAGCAACCCTGCACTTGGTCACACAATCACTGAGCAGTCAATCGAGGAATCAATAGCCACATCTAGTATCGAAACAACGATGACTGAAACGTTCTCTATGTGGATTGACTCCCTGCAATCACCCTGGCCGCATGGATCTATAGAAGCAACTAGCGATAGCACAATGAAGCTTCAACCTGGACCACTTACCGTCATGGCGTTTGACGTATCACCTTCAAGGCGAGATGCAAGTCTTGTAATGGGTCAAATAATGCCCGATGGCAAGATTGGCGTATGTGTCCTAGAGACATTCCATTCACAAATTGCCGTAGATGAACTAAAGATTGCTGCTGCAATCAAAAAATGGTGCGATCTCTATTATCCGAGGACTGTGTGCTTTGATAAATACACCACAGCCTCAATCGCTGCCAGATTAGAGCGATCAGGTGTTCAAGTACTCGATGTCTCAGGTGCTACATTTTACACAGCTTGTTCTGACATCCATAACGCTCTATCTAATAATCAACTAGTCCATTCTGGGCAAGAACCGCTTGTCCAGCACATGATGAACTGTGCAGCAAAAATAAATGATAACGCGTGGAGAATCGTAAGAAGAAAATCCGCTGGACCTGTCGATATTGCTATTGGACTTGCAATGGTCGTACATATCTTGGCACAACCACTTGCTGAAGCCAAGATTTACTCTTAGACAAATCGTGTCTGATTGTCAAATCCTTGACAAATACCGTACACTTGTCTAGTGGGATTATTAGATACTTTGGGCTTCCGTAAGGCGGTCATGCCGAATCCAAGCCATCCTAGAGTCACTGCTCAATTAGCACCTGCGATCATGGATGCGCCTTACGGTTCTTTTTACGGGCAAAATAACTTCGGTGGTTACAACAATTATATAAATGCCGTTGATAGACAGAATGCAATGAGCGTTCCAGCCGTTGCACGTTGCAGGAACTTAATCGCTGGAGTCATCGCGACAATTCCATTGCAATCATTCTCTGCTAAAACAGGTGAAGAACTTCCTAACTTAGTATGGATAGATCAACCAGATAAAAGACAACCACGAAGCCAAACTATTTCTTGGACAGTCGATTCATTATTTCATTATGGGGTTGCTTATTGGCGTGTCACTGAGATTTATCAAGATGACAATCGCCCAGCACGTTTCGAATGGGTGCAGAATGACAGAGTATCTGTCAAACTAAATAAATTTAATACTGAAGTCGAGTATTACATGATTTCAGGCGAACGCGTTCCTATGGAAGGTGTTGGTTCCCTTGTAACATTCCAGCACTTAGATCAGGGCATTCTTGTTCGTGCCGGTCGCACAATTCAAAGCGCGATTGATATTGAAAAAGCTGCAAACATTGCATCCCAAAGTCCAATGCCTTCAGGTGTTATCAAAAATAACGGTGCTGACCTTCCTGATGCACAAATCCAAGGCATTCTTGCTGGATGGAAAGCAGCGCGTCAAAATCGTTCGACTGCTTACTTGACTTCGACTCTCGATTATGTACCAACAGCATTCTCACCTAAAGACATGATGTATAACGAAGCTGCACAATACTTAGCGACACAAATCGCTCGTGCTTGCAATGTCCCTGCTTATATGATTGATGCAGAAACTTTCCGCGGTATGACATACCAAAATATCATTGATGGTCGGAAGGAATACATGGCTTATTCATTACAGCCATTTATTACTGCTATTGAAGACCGACTTTCAATGGATGACCTAACACCACGCGGTCAAACTGTTCGATTCAATGTCGATGAGACATTCTTGCGTACAGATGCAATGGAACGACTCAACGTAACTGAAAAACTTCTCAATCTTGGACTTATTGACATCCCACAAGCACAAGCAATGGAAGATCTATCACCTAATGGAGAAACTGCATGAATCTAACCTTTAGTAGTTCTATCGAAGCCAGCGACTCCAATCGTCGAATCATTTCAGGCATCGTTGTCCCATTCAATACCCCTGGTAATACCTCAGTTGGACCTGTTGTGTTCGAATCTGGTTCTATCCAGATTCCTAACGCATCTAAAATCAAATTATTAGCCCAACACTCAACTAATGATCCGATTGGGCGAGCACAATCATTCCAGGAAACTCCTACAGAGATTCGTGGGACATTTAAGGTCAGTGCCTCACAAAAAGGTACAGATTATTTACTCTTAGCATCTGAGGATCTGATTTCCGGTCTTTCAGTGGGTGTTGAAGTTATCGCATCAAAGCCCGGCAAAGATGGAACACTTTATGTCCAGTCAGCCTTGCTCAAAGAGGTCAGCCTTGTTGAATCACCCGCCTTCCCCGCTGCTGTCGTTAAATCAGTAGCTGCAGAAGCAGGAACAGAAGAAACACCAATAATTTCTGATGCAGAAGAAGTATCAGAAGAATCCCAAAATCAAACTCAATCCGAAAGTGAGGCAACGATGTCGCAAGACACTCCAGCCGTAACACCAGAGGCTGCTGCTGCACCAGCGGTAGATGCCTCACGCCCAACTGTAAAGGCAACAGCCCCTTACATCACATCATCTGTTCGTCATGGCATCGATAGCCCAGGACGTTACACACAGCACAAGATTCAAGCAGCACTTGGCAACGAAGAGTCAAAACTCTGGGTTGCAGCAGCTGAAGATCCAATGGTTGTACAGGCAGCAGTCGATTCAATCGGCACAACAAACCCTGCGTTCAACCCAATCCAATACATGCGCGAGTTCGTGTCTAACACAAACTTCGGTCGCCCAGCAATCGACGCAATTTCAAAAGGAACACTCCCAACAGTCGGTATGTCTTTCCAGATTCCTAAATTGACAACAGCTCCAACTGTTGCTTCAGCAGCAGAATCAGCAGCACCATCTGATACCGGAATGGTTTCTGCTTACCTCACAGGTACTGTTACAAAGTACGCTGGACAGAACACAGTAACTCTTGAACTCCTAGAGCGTTCAGATCCATTGTTCTACGATGAACTAACAATTCAAATGCAACGTGCATACCTACAAGCAACAGATGCAGCAGTAATTGCAGCTTTAACATCTGGTGGAACACAAGCAACAGCAGTAGCCGCTAGTTCAGCTGGAATCATCAGCTACATCTCAACAGAAGCACCAGCAGCTTATGCAGGAACTTCATTCTTCGCACAGAACTACATCGCTGGTACTTCACAGTGGTCATTGCTTCTTGGCGCAGTAGATTCAACAGGTCGTCCAATTTACACAGCAAATCAACCAATGAATGCTGCTGGTCAAACTAATCCATCAACAATCAAGGGTTCAGTCCTTGGTCTTGATCTATACGTTGATAAGAACGTCGTTTCTACAACAATCGACGAATCTGCATTCATCGTTGCTCCAGAATGCGTAACTTGGTATGAATCACCAACATCTTACTTCTCAGTAAATATCGTTGGTAACATGCAAGTACAGACAGCCATCTACGGTTACGGCTCAACAGTCGTAAAGCAAGCAGCTGGTATCCGTCGCTTCAACCTAACCTGATCCGTTAGATAACTAAGAATCTGGAGAGGGGTCGCGCCCTTCGACCCCTCTTCGGACTTTAGAAAGGAAATCATGGCAGCCACTTATGTAACTAACGCAGAACTGCGTACAAACCTAGGTATTGGCACTCTATACAACGACTTAGTCGTTGAAGAAATCTGCCAAACTGCTGAAGACCTTCTAAACTCTTATCTTTGGTTCGACAGCGTTCCTGTTGTCGGGTCAGCGCTTTACAACAATGTGGCAACTCTTGTATTGGCTTCACCAGGTTCATACGTCGTCGGACAGACCGTAACAATTACTGGTTCTGGTAGCACATTCAATGGATCATACACAATTACTGGTACTTATCCATATTCTGTTGGTTCAACAACATATCCTTATTTCACGTTCATCCCTTACAACCAGATGAACTTTCCACGCGGTTATAGCTTGATTCAATTTGCTAAAACTGCATCAGATCAGAACTATCGCCTTATCGTTCCTTATGGCAAATGCGCAGGAATTGATACCAAGGCAACTGCTTATTCATCAACAGGTGCAGTACGCGAAGCAGCAATGATGCTCGCAGTGGACATCTGGCAAGCACGTCAAACACCTGCGACAGGCGGTATGGGCGTTGATTTCCAACCTGGTCCCTACAAGATGGGTCGTAGTCTAATGTCTCGCGTACAGGGTCTTATAGCCCCTTATGTGGGTCCTAGAAGCATGGTGGGCTAATGCCAATACCAGCAATTACAACATTACGCTCAACAATAGCCACAGCCTTATCTAGCCCTTCGCTATGGAGCGTATTCTCGTATCCACCTGCTACTCCGATTGCTAACAGCATTATCATCTCTTGGGCTGATCCAATGCTTACATCGAATGACAATTCTAACCTTACGATTTCACCAACGGCTCACTTCAAGATAACGATGGTGATTCCAGCATTTGATAATCAGGGTAATTTGCAAGGTATGGAAAATTATGTAATTCAGGCATTCACATTGCTATCGCAATCTGGTCTTACATATAACGCACCTGCAATATCTGGTCCATCATTGTTGAGCCTACCTTCGGGCGACTTACTTATGTCTGATATATCATTAGACATTCTTACAACTTGGAGCTAATTATGAGCAACGACACAACAGCAGAAAACTTGGCGTTCTTGAAAAAGATCGGTCAGATCAAAGAAACCAACGACACACCACAACCAGCTAAAAAAGATGAGGAATAAACATGGCAATCTTTCTACAAAATAACGTTGGCGTAAAGATCAACTCAGTCGATCTATCCGACCACGTCACAAGCGTTACACTTACACAGACTTTCGATGAACTTGAAGTCACAGCTCTTGGTGATTCCGCACATAAATTCACAAAAGGTTTAGAGGCTTCACAGCTCACACTGAACTTCCTCAATGACTTTGCAGCATCTAACGTCCAAGCAACTCTTCAGGCTGCTTATGGAACAACTGTTACAGCGGTTCTTCTTCCAGTAAAGGGAACAGCAGTATCTGCAACTAATCCGCTATACACTGTTTCAATCATTATCAATAACCTCACACCACTCAATGGTGCTGTTGGAGACATCTCTAACTCATCAATGACATTTACATGCAACTCGACAGTAGTACAAACAACAACAGGCACATTCTAAAAAAGGGGTAACAAATGGCAAGACTCAGAATCACAAGGGCTACTGGGGAAGTAACTGATCATCAGATTACACCAGCGATTGAGTATGCCTTTGAGCAGAAAATGGGCGGTGGCATCCACAAGATATTCCGCGAGCATGAACGTCAAACTGACATTTATTTCCTTGCTTGGGAATGCCTAAGAAAATCGGGTGTCACTGTCCCAATTTTTGGAGTCGAGTTTCTCGATTCACTTGAACTCGTAGAGGTTCTTGACGACGAAAAAAAATAATTGAGCGAAGTTCTCTAACCTATGTGATTGCACAAATTGCAGTGGAAACAGGGATTTCGCCACAAGACTTAATAGCATTAGATCCAGAGATGATAAAAGCAATCCTGCAAGTCTTCTCAGATCGAGCCAAGGAGATACAGAATGCCAATCAACGTAACAGGCGTAGATAGCACTCTGAAGGCACTTCGTAAGTTCGACCCTGATTTAAACAAAGCTATGAATAAGCAAATCAAGGCAGCAATGATTCCTATTAGGAATACTGCTCGTGGATATATGCCTAGTAATTCAGAGGTTCTATCTGGCTGGTCTCGACCAACCTCGTCATCTGAGACAGTCAATTACCGACCATTCCCACCTTATGACAGCGCAGTGGCTCGTTCTGGTGTTGTCTATCGTCAAGGCAAAAATAAGAAAATGCCTAGCGGATTTCAGGCTGCTTATTATGTTGCTAACTTGTCAGCCCCTGGTGCTATATATGAGACTGCTGGAAGACTCCCAGTGGCTCGTGATAAGTCCAAGTCACTTAATCCAAATGCTCGTGAGCAATTCCTCGCACCGTTGCCACCGTTATACGGCAAAAATAAAGAACGTGGTCGCGCCATCTTCCGCGCATGGGATGAAGATTATGGACACGTCACCTTAGCCGTTCAGAAGGCTATTAGCGGGGCCATCAGTCAGTTCAATCAATCTACCTTTGCATTGGCGGCATAATGGCTTCATTACTCGTCAGTGCCGTTGCATCGTGGAACGGTAAAGCCCTTACAGGTGCTAATCGTCAAATTTCAGGATTCGATAAAACTGTATCTAAACTTGGTAAAACTTTTGCTAGTGTCTTTGCAGCTCAGAAATTATTAGCATTTAGCAAGGCTTCAGTCACAGCGTTCGCAGCTGATGAAAAAGCGTCTAGATCCCTTGCGCTTCAACTAAAGAATACTGGCAATGCATTTCAGGCATCTAATGTAGAAAATTACATTGGCATGCTTCAACGTACTACTGCTGTACTTGACGATAATTTACGACCAGCATTTCAAACGTTACTTACAACTACGGGTGATGTTGTCAAGTCTGAAAAGGCTCTTTCACTTGCTCTTGATATTTCAGCAGGAACTGGCAAAGATTTACAAACCGTTTCATTGGCTCTTGCTAAAGGATATGCAGGACAAACAACTGGTCTTAGTCGCTTAGGTGCTGGTCTTAGCAAAGCCACACTCAAGACTGGCGACATGGAACTTATTACTTCTATTTTGACTGAGAAATTCCAAGGACAGGCATTAGAAGCCGTCAAAGGCTATGCAGGACAGATTGCCCTTCTTGGTGTTGCTACACAAAATACCAAGGAATTAATCGGTAAGGGATTACTCGATGCAATCAAGACTGTTTCTGGAGACAAAGGCGTAAGCAATATAGCTGATCAGATGGAACGCGCAGCAGCAGCGGTTGCAGACATGATTCGCGGTCTTGGCGTGATGGCAGATAAATTGAAAGTTCCTGCATTCTTAGGTGTACTTGGCAAACTTGCTAACTTTGCTACTGGCAATATATTTAGTAATTTGCAAACTATTGGACAAAAGGATCGCTACGCTAAAGCAGGTCCTAAGACATCAACTACCCTGGCTCAATTCAATGCTCAGGTAAAGACTTCAACAAATATCATCGGCGCAGATAACAAAGTTAAGTTAGATGCTCTCAAACTTGCTGGAGACCAAAAAGCACTTGATGAACTAAGAAAGAAAATGGATGTTGAGCGCACTGATCTTGCTTATGCGCTGACACAAGCAACAGATGACGAAACTCGTGCTCGTATTGCAGCCAAAATTGCTATTCTCGATGGAGATGCTAAAGCTGCTGCCTCACTTAATAATCTAATTAGCGGACAAGTTCTAGCAGCCAACCAAATGCTTCTATTGGCTAGCGCTGCTTCGACAGCTGCTGCAATGCTAAATTACCTAAAATCTGGTTCAGGTTCAGGTGGTGCTGTCTATGGCACTGGTTCAACTCCTGGAAACACAAGCATTACTCCAACCCCAGCGATTGTCCCACCTACAAACGTCGGTACTGGAATGTCTGGCAATGCTGAAATAACTCTAGGCACAGGCGCTTATGCAACACAAGGTCCAGCAGGATTTACTCAGCCAGTAGTTGTCAATGTCAATGCTGGTGTCATCGGTAATGAACAACAAGTCACCGATGCAATCCAAAATAGCCTACAACAAATGCTTCGCTATGGATGGAGTACCAATTACGCAGGTGGCTTGTAATGGCTGTTCCATCCGTCAAAGCAATAATCAACTTTTCCACCGGTCCTTCATTTGCTCAAGCAATGGTTCTTGGCTCAGGAACACTTGATAATAATATATTGGCTGATTCAGCTTCAGTTATTGTCGATGTCAGCAATCAAGTAGATCAGATATCAACTCAACGCGGTCGTAATGCTCAATCGGATCAATTCCAAATGGGTTCAATGTCTATGCGCATTGTCGATATGAACGGGGACTTCAATCCCCAAAATAGTTCGGGACCTTATTTTAATCTTTTGTCTCCTATGCGCAAAGTACAAATTTCAGCAACATACAATGGCTCTTCTTATAATTTATTCAGTGGATTTATTACAAGTTATTCAACAAGCACCCCTAAATTTGTCGGTGATGTGGTTTATACCACAATTACTGCTGTTGATGCTTTTAGATTATTTCAGATGGCTCAAATTTCAACCGTTGTTGGCGCAGCAGCAGGTGATTTGACTTCGACTCGTATCAATCAAATCTTAGACACTATTTCTTTTCCTAACGCAATGCGTCAAATTGATGTTGGACAAACGACAGTTCAAGCAGATCCAGGAACATCTCGTTACGGTCTTGCAGCTATGCAAACATGCGAAACCACTGAGTTTGGGGCGCTATATGTCAATCCAGATGGCGTAGTCGAGTTTCATAATAGAAATTACACAACTGCATCGGTAGCAGGAACTCCAACAATATTCAATGATAATGGCACTGGAATTAGTTATTTTAATGCCCTATGGCTACTCAATGACGTTCTGGTATATAACGAGGCAAATATCACGGCTACTGGTCTTGCCAAACAAACAGCCAGTAATGTTGCATCTATAACCAAGTATTTCTTGCATTCATATAATCAGCAAAATTTGCTTATGCAGACAACCGCTGAGGCTCTCAATTATGCTCAGGCCTATGTAGCCTCTCGCGCAGAGACAAGTATTAGATGTGACGCTATTACTCTTGACCTTTATTCAGCCAACTATGACGCAGGAATTACAGCTGCTCTTGCCTTGGATTTCTTCTCACCCGTATCCATAACCACCACTCAACCTGGTACAGGATCTGGTACAAGTACGCTTTCCAAGACTCTCCAAGTCTTTGGAGTTTCTCATCAAATATCAACAAATTCATGGAAAACCACCTTTACGACGTTGGAACCTATCATCGATGGGTTTATACTTGGAACATCGTACGGGGTACTAGACACCAATGTACTTTCATACTAAGGAGTAATAATGGCAGCATCAGGATATAAGGTCTTTGCGACAGGAGACGTACTAACAGCAGCGGACGTGAATAACTATCTCATGCTTCAAACAGTTATGGTTTTTGCTAACGCAGCAGCTAGAACCACTGCTTTATCTGGTGTATTGGCTGCTGGATTGTGTTCTTATCTCAAAGATACAAATGTAGTAGAAATTTACACTGGCGCAGGTTGGGTATCACTTGATGATCCAAACGCTATTCAAAATACAATAGTTACGGCTAAAGGTGATTTGATTGCAGCTAGCGCAGCATCAACTCCTGCACGCATTGCAGTAGGTACAAATGGTCAAGTTTTAACTGCCGATTCTACAGCTGCCACAGGTGTTGCTTGGGCAACTTCTTCTTCTGGTGGCTTGACTTTATTATCTACAACAACATTCAACAATACTGTTTCAAATTATACTGTTTCATCTATTTCGGGCAGTTACAAACATTTGCTAATTGTTGGATCAGGTTTACAGACTGCCAATGCAGCAGTTCAGCCTATCACTTTTCAATTTAATGGTGACACAGGCGCAAATTACAATGATTCAGGCATAAGAAATAATGCTGGAACTATTCAGTCTTATTCAGATATTTTGGCAACTACTTATCAAACTGGATTAGTACTGGCAAATACTACAGATACTTCTCCCCGTTTTGGAAATTTTCAACTTACAATCTACAACTACTCCAGCACTTCTTTATACAAAGTTATTAATTCACAAGGTGGTTGTCAAGCTTCTGGCAGCGTTTATACGCAAACAAACTCAGGAAACTGGAATAATAACACGGCAGCAATTACTTCCATAAAAATGATTGAAGGCATTGCAAGTAATCTTAAAGCTGGAACAATTCAAATCTACGGAGTGAACTAATGAAAACTATAGACATTAATGCAGTAACTGGAGAAGAAATTTTACGAGATATGACTCCAGCAGAAATTGATAATATCAACAAAATCGCTGAAACTAACAAAGCAAAAGTTCAAGCAGAGACAATCAAAGACAGCGCTAAATCTGCACTTCTGGCCAAACTTGGCATTACTGCCGATGAAGCGGCATTGTTACTTGGATGAAACCAAGACTGAGTAAAGCTGCATCACAACTAAGACTGCAAGTAGATGATTCCTTCCCGGATAGAGATAGAGCATCGGACGGCTGGCTTGGGGATGCCAGACATTTTGCAACTGTCTCTGATCACAATCCAGATGCTGATGGCTGGGTACGCGCCATCGACGTTGATGCTGACTTGTCCAAGCAAAAAGGGCAATCCGTATATCTGGCAGATCAGATACGACTTGCTGTTAAGAATGGCGAACGGCGAATTACTTACGTTATCCACATGGGAAAAATTGCTAGTTCAAAACAGTCTTGGGCTTGGCGCAAATACGATGGCATCAATGCTCACAACCACCACATTCACATCTCGTTTGCGAAAGAAGCTGACAATGATGGTGAGTTTTTTCAGATACCTATGCTAGGAGGAACAAATGGCTGAGCAGTATTCATACATAATAGATCAAGGTGCTGACTGGTATTTAAATATTACTTACAAAGATTCTGCTGGTACTGCCATCAACTTGACAGGCTACACAGCAGCTATGCAGTTCAAACTAACGGCATCATCGACTGCTGCACTTAGCCTTACTAATACCAGTGGAATCACAATTACTGCTGCAACTGGCACACTTGCCATTCATGCTACAGCTGCGCAAACTGGTGCGCTTGGTGCATTTACATATGATTATGATTTAGAAATCACATCATCGGCTGGTGTCGTGACTCGCTTGATTCAGGGAGTCGCAACAGTGAATGCGCAAATTACAACATGAGCGACACAATAGTTGTCACACCAGTTGTCAATACAGTCACGGTTACTGAGCAAGTCAATGCAGTAACTGTTTCATCGCAAGGTGTAACAGGTGCAACTGGGGCGCAAGGAGCTACTGGGGCTACTGGTGCTACAGGCGCTCAAGGAGCGCAGGGAATTCAAGGAATTAAAGGCGATACTGGTGCAACGGGTGCACAAGGTATTCAGGGTATTCAAGGCATACAAGGCATACAAGGTGACAAAGGTGATACTGGAGCTACTGGGGCAACTGGCGTAGTTGCTGCAACTGCACCAATTACATATAACTCCGGAACTCAGACAGTAGCCATTATTGCTGGTTCTACATCCGCATCGGGTGCATTGCAACTTACCGACTCAACGTCATCAACATC